TTTGACTCCAATTAACTAACGAACCAACTTGTTTTGGTGATGAATAGTTTGTAGTATTTCCAAGACCAAGTTGACCAAAGTTATTATTACCCCAGCTATATAAATTGTATGTGTAATTATAAATAGGCGTAGGTGCAACTAGCGGGTTAAACGCTCCGTCCTGTAGCCACGCACCAGTGTATCGTAAACTCACGTTACGCCTAACTTATTACTTCAAAAATCGCTGTGTAGGTCAAAGCACTTGCAGTGCCTGATGTCACACCAACAGATTGATTCTCCGTGATATATAGATCAGTAGTCTTATCAACCACGATCAAAGAAGCGTTAGCTGGCACAGAGATCTGATAAGCCACATAGCCAATCACTGTAGCAGAGCCGAATGTAGCATTGTTGCCCACACCAACAGTTGCATAAGCAGCTGAAGCAGTTGTGTTAGACACAATCAAACCAGTAATTTTATTAACGGTGCCAGACGCTGGTGTTAAACCAGTGAGTGATGTTGAGCCGTTATAAGTCCATGTAGCAGTAGCTGCCGTTGTGGATGGAACCACATAAGCCGTGTTGCCGTATATAGAGGTTAGTGCTGCGATATTTGGGTTTGCCATGATTTATTTTCCTAGAAGCCTAATGTCATTACCAAAGCAGTAACTTTGGCTTGTGAAATACTTGATGGTGTTTGCCATGTTGGAAGTGTGCTAGATCCATTAGAAGTTAATACTTGACCAGCTGAACCTACACCAGTTACTTGTTGTAACGTGCCAGTAGAAGTAGTACCACCAGCAACAACTGCATAAGGAGTAGTAGATGTAACCCCTGTACCACCCGCAGCAACAGGCAAAGTACCTGCAGTTAAAGCAGATGACGATGTGGAATACAACGCATTATTAGCGCCAGAGAAAGAAATTAAACCTGTACCGCCGTAGTTAGTTCCGATCTGTGTACCATTCCAAACAGCATTAGTAATTGTTGCATTACCGAATGAAGCTGTTGAAGTACCAAAGTCATATGTATCTGGGATGTAGCTGTAACCAATCCAAGTACCGGCAGTTGTGCTGTTATCTAATAAAATAATTAAATCTATTGCGCCACTAGTAATTGTATCAACGGTACCAGAAGCATTATCAACAATAGTAATTGTTTGTGTAGAATCGTTATCAAACGTAAATGCCACGCCTTTTTGTAGCGTAGTTGCATCAGGCATTTTAATTGTTTGGGTATTTGTACCAGTAAAGCGCTGATAGAATGCAGATGCTGCAGTAAGCGTTGTTGTACCACCAGATGTTGCTGTAGCTACATAGCCTTGAAATACGTTGTTTACGCTAATGTTTTGGTTTGAGTCTCTTAATACAACACTATTAGCACCACTAGAAGCAGTAACGCCTGTACCGCCATAAGCCACTGGAATTGTTGTTCCATTCCATACTGCTGAAGTAATTGTCCCAAGAGCGCTAACATTACCAGATGCATCGAGATTTACAGATTTCTCAGATGGATAAGTTACAAATACAGTAACAGTACCACTAAATGTAACTGCAGAACCCGAATTACTAGACGATAAAATCGTAGTACGAGTTAAGGTAGGCCCTGTAGAAGAATACGTGCCAACACCCACTTCCCAATTACCAGAAGAATCGGTTGCAGAATAATATGTAGTATTGCCATTACCAACAACGGCAAAAGACTGAAACCCTGTAACAGATCCAGTAAGTGTAAAACTTACAGTTGTATTAGCAGAGCCAGTCTGTTGGACACGATCATATAAAGCTAGAGCCATTTAGGACTCCTTAGCTAGTAGCAGTAGTCGAATAAGTAACGCTTACAGTATCACCAGCAGTAGTAGATTTAGCAGAGCCAAACGCACCAGCACTGTACAACGTTCCACCAGTATTAGACTGAGTAGAAGATGCGCCAGAACCTGTTACCAAGAAACATCCAGTAACGTTACCACCGCCACCAGTAATGGTGTAAGTAATAGCTGTTGCACTTGAAGTTACAACGTTAGAAGGCGATGCTACTGCGTTATCTGTTGCGCTAGCAAATACTGCTGTACCACGAACTGCTGAACCACTAACAGTGTAGTTAACAAACTCAGTCCAACCGCTGTGCGAAGTCATTGTGTCTTCAACGTTAAATGTTGGGCTTGTTGTACCAATTAAACCTAAATATGGGCCTGTTACTGAATAGGAAGAACCTTTTAACAAAGTATTAAGCATCAGCTGTTTACCAACTGCGTTAACTAAGTTAGGAAAAGATTCTGTCCATTTGAGGTTGCCATTAGCATCACGGCATTCAACTTGGTAAAAACCTTCTACGCCAACGGTTTCATCCGTAGCAGCTTTGGCCTGTAAGGTAGCGATTGCGCTATCACCAGATCCTGATAATTCTTTAAACATATTAATCTCCAGAACTAATAACGGTAGCACTTGTATAACTACCAATTGATAAAATAGCAGACGTACTAGTCGCTGCTGGGAACTGCACTGTAAAACTGTTACTACAAATCTTATCTGATCCAAAATTTAGCACAAAACACGCCGCCTTTGTATTGTAATTGTAGACTAACGCACCCCTAGCCGTAAAGGATGCTGGAGTCCAAACAGCGTTTGCAAACGATACATAAACTGTATTGTAGAGGTTATCTACTGTCGGCGTAACTGTAATAGTCAACGGTAACCCGCCAGCTGTGTACCCAGTTCCAGTAACCTCATTAACCGTTGTATAAGCAGTTGTTGTGTTATTTAAATTAGCATTAGCGTTATATAAGGCGATATAGTACGTGCCAGTGGTAAAGTTTTCATTGCCATTTAATAGGTTCTGGGCAAATGTAGTGGTAGATCCTTGAACTATCATGGACTAACCTTAATACGAGCTTGACCATCCCTGTAAGCATCGCCACGTTCAAGACCAGTTCCAAGACGATTAAGCTGAGCAAGAGCCTCGGTGTATTTCTCTTCATAGTATTTCACCAAGTCCGCTTCGCCTTTCATAAAGAGCATAGCTTCCCGCATTGCACCATAAAAAAGTACAGGATCGTAATTATCACCAAGCCAGCTTGTGCCAGTAGCATTAGAAATTCCTGTTACCGTAGCAGAAAAACTAGCCCCAGAAGACCCAAGAGAAGAACAAGATAAGGTATCGCCAACTACATAAAAATTGCCACCAAACTTTATTGTGCAAGAATTAACTGCGTTATTAACAACAACAATATCAGCAAAAGCATTTGCCCCAGAACCGCCAGTTAATCCCACATTTTGGTATACCCCATTTGCATATCCCGAACCAGGATTTGATATAGATAAAGAGGTAATTTGTCCTTGCACAATAGTTGGTGGGTAATAAAAATAATGCATTTCTACTGTGTAATTTTGGTCTGGAGTAGGAGCCACCATAAAAGTTAAGTCATCAATATTAGCCCCGTTATAACCGTTTTGAGACCCAAACAATGCGTAATATTTTGGTAATCCACCTGGTGTACCTTGATATGTACCATTGGTAATTACCGTAGCTGGATAAGCTTCACGCAAATAATTTACGTCTTTATTTAACAAAAAAGTATAGTTGTTTGAGCTATCAATTACTGCAAATGAAAACGTAGATAAGTAATCATTTGGAAGCGCTAAATACTGATTACCAGCCGTAAAATTCCCTGTTACGTTTTTTCGTAATGAAGGTAGTTGAACTGAGTTATATATACGCTCTTCAGCCTCCATCACAAATACAGGAATACTAGCAACAAATAGCTGCTCAGTATTTTCAGCGTAGGCTTGGATGTTGTTGTAAAGCGTTTCGTAATTCATATTTAACTAACCGTAACAGACGTTTCTGCAGGCGTTTCAGGAATTGGCAATTGTGCATTTATTTGGGCTTGAATTTTCATTAACAAACTAAAAGCGCCAGTTTTTGTAGGCAATTCACCAAGCCCAGCCATAACACCTTCTACTTCGTTTAATGTTAAATCTAATTTAATTGATAGTTTTGGATCTAAACTCATGCCATTGGTCCTCTAGCCATACGGCCTTTAGTAGCTGCACCAGCTCCACGTACTTCGATGCCATCAGTTTTTGGACTAGTTTGAATATTGCCAATACTTACACGCATAGCTGGAGTAGCTGGTGTAACTTCATCAGCCCTCATCGTATTTGGATCTTTAGCACCATGTCCTGTTGACTTACGAGCCTCAGCTACACTAGTACCATTAGCAGCATAAGCTTCTGCAGGTTTATCGTTACGAGCATGACCAGTA